CTACTAACTTGAGCTAACCCGTTTCTAGGTTAGCCTCCCAAGGCGGAGTTCATCCCGCCCCCGACCGTTACGGCCGTATAGGAGTAATTCACGAGCCTGCTTCACAGCAGAGCTCTTGGAACCAGCATAAGTTAGCTGGTAAACTCCTGTCCCATGTGCGGTTCTTGACAGCCCTGAACTGGGCTAACTCAAGTTCGGGCTCAGATGTTATTAGCGATTCGTTGCTAATAGCATTCTCTGCCCAATCAAACGCCACGACCCTCTTTACGAGGGTCGGGGCATCATCACCGCAAGCGTAACGAAGCACCTTGTTAGGCACTTTATCACGCGTTGCCAACCACTGCAGGTACGTACCCTTTACCGGGGCGTCTATAACCCGCTTTTCCGCCTGAAGGCGTTTACGCGGACGACAGACCGTGCTTAAGCACGACTTGTCCTGAACATCCTTCCCGCCATGAAGATGGCGGGGGACCCTTTTCGACCACTTTACCCAGAAGCAATACAGCTCTGGGGTCCAGAAGTCCTCTCCATTCCTCGTAGCCCAATCCCTCAGCAAATTTAGCTGGTGCATCAGGTCATGAAGATGAAGAAGAGGTCCTCTAATGAAGAACGGGCTGACGTCGGTGCCATTCATGTAATGTTTACCGCAACTCTCCCGAAAGTTCCCTGTCCAGAAAGACTTCTTGGAATTCACCTTGAAGCCGAACCAGGCAAAGATAGAAGGAAAAATAGCAGCAGAGCCATTCGGTGTGATAATATCATCACCATAAACGGACACGCGACCTCTTACTCCGTATGCACGGTTAATAGCACACGTGAGAGCATAAAAGATCAAACTTTCTAGCTCGAACGTAAAGCCATTTCCCATACTGGAGAACATGTTCAACTCGTGCCAATCCTTTTTAATCAAAACCCGCTTCACGCGGATCTTATCAAGTAGGAGGAACCAATCTAACGGTAACAGATCGTAAACCAGTTGTGTACTGATTAGATCTGAGGCGCTAGAGAGATCTAACGTCGCTAACTTTTTAGTTACACTTCCTTCTAAAGCCAAGCGCTGGTTAGGCGTTTGGTCTTGAAGGTCGATACGGCGTTTCTTGAGCGCGGTGCGTAGGTATAACCCTACACCCCGTTGAAGGAACATGTTGATCTCGGGCTCTTTACAAGCCACGCGATCTATTTCAGAGTTTTTAGGGACTGTGAACATCATGCTACCATGCTGAGTTACTAGGGAAAAATCACCCCTATTGGCTGCGGCATGCCAGGCTTCAGATTTGAATATAACATTTGATATAAACTCGTCTGCAGCCTCTTCTGTAACATGTGCTTCTCCTACAAACTTACGCGCTATGGCGTCAGGCCCACGTTTCACACGTGTGGAAGCCCCATTCGTGAATTCACCGAACAGATCGTTCGGAGGAGTATCACCAATGGTCTGACGTATAACTAAACGAGCGAACGACTTGAGCTTCTGGCTGGTAACACCACCTCTAAAGGTAGTTTCTTCCAGTAGTAGCCTTCTATTCGTCTTCTCGTTACGTGTCTCCGCGTGCAGCCATTTCTCAATGGCTGCATTACGCCTTGTTCTTGCAGTCTCGCGGGAAACCTCCGTATACTTGGAGGCCCACGATTGTTGCAAATACTTAAACTTGAAAGCGAGGTCCTTAAAAAGGGTTGCTGCTTCGGCAGTACAAGTATCAATAACAGACTGGAAGTCTGCTATAAACTCAGCGTTGAGCGTCGTAGGAAGGCGCGTGGGGTAGCTTTTACGCTTACCCGTAAACCGTGCGTTTTTCATGGATTATTCCTATGAAGACCTACTAAGGGAGACTATTCCCCCTCAGCAATGCGTAAACTGATCACTCAGTTACCGAACAGAAGTTTACCCTCAACAGGTAACTCTGCTCGGAGTCTCACCGGCATGTCAGCTTTATTGCTGCATGCAGTGGCCAGAACGGCCAAGAAGCCAACCACAAGATATCGCATCAGTAAAGAGGCGACAGGTTGGTGAAGAGATCATTCAACATAGCTTGCGACGCGCCAAGAGAGGCGTATTGCATGCCTACCAGGTTCTTTCGTTCCTGGACAGTTGAAGTCTCATCAAAGGTGAAGACGGTTTCCGCAAATCCGGACCGAACAACTACTGGAGAAGAAACTCCATTAACTGTCACGGTTTGGATGATCGGCACTTGCAAGACCTGTTTGATCTTGATGCGCTTTCCCGTCTGCCGCATAGAACTGGTAAGGGTTTCAAACCCTACCGGAACGCCAGTGGCCGTATTCAAGAACCGAGCGACACCATCTTTGATGCCGCTTGGGGTGAATGTGTGATTGACAGGGGTTGTCTCGCGGTCAGCGAGAACGATAGCAGTCATCGAAGGCATTTAAGCTCTCCATTTAATGGCATAAGCCAGGTGAGTTACGTGCGACGTAACGATTGAGCGATAAGCGCGATAGCGCTTACCGTGTGATAGACTGAGAAGGGGCTCTTAATGTAAAGCCCTGTAAAGGTCGAGTAAAGACGTTCCCGAACCTGTGCAACATTTTTAAAGTTGACAGTGGGTAACTTCCCTTTTGGATTTTTGTACCAACAACATTCGATGGTGAAATCGCAAAACGATTTCTTATTAGTATAACCATCTAGGTACGTTAAACCAACCTCGGCTGAAAACATCGCTTGTAGCATTGTGCTAATTGGCAACAGCCAATCAACAACAAAACTATAAGGAGTAAGTTCCCACCAAACAGCAAAAGGATCAAGAAGTCCTAAAGATGCTAGGAAGTGCTGATAGGTATCGTCGATACGGTAGTTGAGTTTACACTCAGCCCCGTACTGATACTTACCGGTAGCACTAAAGCCTCCCGGATACGTATATTGGGAGACAAGAACCCGGGGCAATGCCCCGTTCAGCATTAGATGACGTTGGACAAGAAGGTGAGCTCCATTCTTTTGGAGTGCCTTCGAAGCCGTGTCAGCTAACCCTTTGAAGTCCAACCAAAGCGGAATAAAAGCGTACATAGCGCCAAGCCATGCCTGTTCGGCATTGTTAAGAGCTTGGTCAATGTGCACACTTTTCTTTGACGCTTTGGAACCTACAGTATAAGGAGTATACTTAACAACCTTAATTTGGTTGTACCGCACCACATTACGACCGCTATATGTTCTATTCTTGAACACAGCGGTTTTCTTGCGAGGCGGCGCCACAAAAACATATGTCTTTGGGACCTTCGTATTCTTACCGTAGGTCTTCGCAAACTTAGCGGTTAGTTTCGCTAAATTTACGAGTAAGCGCGCCATCGTTTCTACCGCCTCCTTTGCTTCCGCAAGTGAGGTGGCGAGGTTTATATCTGAGCTCGAAAGCTTCAGTTTAGCCTCAGCAATTACCTGATTAACCACCGAAGTGGGGACGTCAGGTAACCAGAAACTACCGGCGGGCAGGAGTCCCCATTTACTATAATCGGTCGGGCCTTGGCCTACATGGCTATCGGTTTGACCGTAGTATCTGAATTCTCCTCCTCCCGGTACTACGAAATCGTAGTAACCATAATCGGCCTTAGATGCATACATAGTGTACGCATTTGGGGATATCCGATCTGACCCGGACTGGTACGTTGCATTATGACCACTTAGGTGGTTTCCTGCGACGTACTTCGTCACATTATCGGTCCATTTTGTTGCAGAGTAGTTCTGCTGTACCGATATAACTTCTGTTGCGAATTTCTTCACAGGGAAGTTGATCTGAGAGTTTTTACTTTTGGACATAACTTCTCCTAAGCGGGATTACCCCGCCACCATCATGGTGATCCGCGTTATCCAACGGGGATTTAGTATTCGCAGTAGACACCAAGACCGGTAGCGAACCGG